CAATTTCTTGCCTCTATATTTGTGAGCGCATGGGAAGGAGTAAAAAGAGTTGTTGAATCGTTTTATAGAAGCGTCTTAATCCCACTAGGAGATTTTCTTAAGTGGTTTTGGAACACTATACTCGTTCCGGTTGCTAGAGTGCTTATAGATGTTTTTGCTGTTGCTTTTGAAATTGTGGCAAGTGTAGCAAAGGCTCTATGGCAAAATGTATTCGTTCCACTTGCGAGTTTTATAGCAGGAGTTTTTGTTTCTGCCATGAAAGGTCTTGTGGATATAATGAGCTATTGGTGGAATAGCATATTAAGGCCTCTAGCAAGTTTTATATCTACTATATTTAAGCCAGTTATAGAAGCATTGAGCAACGCATTTTTATACCTATGGAACAATGTATTATTGCCCCTCATACAGTTTATGGCCGGCAATTTCAAAACTGTATTTGAGTCAGTTACGGCATCAATCAAGAGCATTATTGATGGCCTAAAATCAGCATTTATGGGATTTATAAATTTTATCACAGGAGTGTTCACGCTAAATTGGCAGCGTGCATGGCTTGGAATTAAAGATATTTTCAGCGGCGTTTTAGATGCAATAAAAGGCATATTTAGAAATACTATCAATGGAATTGTAGAAATAGCAAACAGGTTCATAGACTCCTGGAATAGCATAAAGCTAAAAGTTCCGGAAATATCAATCCCGTTCGTCGGAACATTCGGTGGCTTTACAATCAGCCTTCCCAAAATCCCGCGAATACCTCGTTTGGCACAAGGAGGCATAATAGACTCGCCAACATTGGCAATGCTAGGCGAAGCCGGAAGAGAAGCGGTAATGCCACTTGAGAACAATACCGGGTGGATTGATGAATTGGCTAATAAAATAGGTTCTGTAATCGGCACAGGAGAAACTACAATAATCGTAAAAGTCGGAGAAGATACATTAACCGAAAAGGTTGTAAGCAATATAAATCGCCGTAACAGGATAGCCGGAAAGACAGTATTACAAGTATAGGAGGTGCAGGAATGGCGATAATTACGATTGACGGTGTAGACCTTCCTGCACCGTCTAGTTTTAAAATCCAGCAATCCGATTTGGACAGTGCGGATACGAACCGGAACGAGGAAGGATATTTACAGCGAGACAGGATTCGGCAGGGTATATATAAATTGGAGTTAGAATGGAAAGGGATTACAAACGCACAATTAGCGACAATTCTTAATGCCATCAAGCCGGCCAGTGTTTCGGTGAAGTTCCCTACAGAGAAAGGACGTGTCACCAAGACAATGTATGTAGGAGACAGAAAAAGTGAAATTGTGAAATATAGGAATGAAAACGATATTCGCTGGAACTTGAGCTTTACTTTGACCGAATATTAGAGAGGTGGGTGCTGAATGTATCCGGTATCCGATCTATACAAGAGCAAAATACAAGAATTGGAGCGGACCTTCCAGATAAAAATTCAAATTCAGCACTCCCAAGGTGTGCTAAATTTGACTGATAAAGATATAGTCAGCGGTTCATTAACATACACCGAAAGCTCTCAAGCAGGAGAGGATTTCACTATTGGTGGCACAGTAGCAAGCGAGATAGAATTTTCATTGCTGAACAAACCTGAGTATACTGATATAGAATTCATGGGGGCAACCGTAATAGTGCATATAGGATTATTACTCGTAGAAGGTATGGGGCTTACCTACGAAGATCTGATGCAGTATACATATGAACAATTGATGCAATTCACTTATGGCCAATTAGGAAACGATGTTTGGGAATATGTGCCTCTTGGTGTTTTCAATATCGATGATGTAAACAAACAACGGAACACTATTCAAATCAAAGCCATTGACAACATGATTAACCTGGACAAGCCCTATTCGTTATCTCAACTGGGCTACCCAGCTACCCTTTTCCAGATCTACGTTGACCTCTGCAATGTATGCGACGTCATGCCAGGCACGGTAGATTTTCCCAACAAGAACTATGTGGTCCAAGAACGGCCAGTGGGTGATTATACTTTTCGGGATATACTTGGTTATATTGCAGAACTTAGCGGAACTTTCGCGAGGATGAATCGGAATGGCGCTTTGGAGCTAACTTGGTATAAACCAACGGGGCTAATCCTAACTCCTGCAAATAGGTTTAATTTTAGGCCCCGGGACGATAAAATTCGCATAACAGGCGTGATGGCAACTGTAGATGATACAACCTATCTTGCGGGGACAGATGAGTATGTTGTAGATTTGTCCGAAAATCCGCTTTTGCAGGGTGATTATGAAACGGTTTTGCCCAACATATATAACAACATAAAAGACACCGAATTCACGCCATTTGAAAGTAACTGGCAGGGAAACCCGGCGATTCAGGCAGGAGATATGATAACGCAAATAGACCGGGACGGGAAGGTTTATCCCACTCTTGTAACGTTTAGTAAATACAAATACCGAGGTTCAAGCACGCTCAAGGCAGAAGGCCTCCCCATGTCGGCTAAAGGTTACAAAGGCAGCACTAATAAAAAAATCACAAACATAATACGAAAAGAAATAAAACCTATCGGCGACCAGTTAACTACACTCGAACAGGCCCAACTCCATGCAACTCAATTAATAGCAAACATGCTAGGCGGGTATGCAATACAAACACCAGAGGCTTTTTATGTGGCCGATAATCCAGACTTGCAACAAGCTCAAAAAGTATGGAAATTTGGCCTTGGAGGTTTTGGCTATTCGGAAAACGGTGTAGAAGGGCCTTATGAAACTGCAGTTACAGCAGATGGCTCGATAGTGGCTATGCTTGTGGCGGCAGGGATTGTTACAGCTGACATGATTAAGACGGGAGAATTGCGTAGCATAGATGGAACTACTAGGATTAGCCTTGATAAAGGTTTAATGCAGATTTATGATACAGCAAATTCTGAAAAAATTCGGCTGGGCAAGATACAGGATAATTTATACGGCATGAGGGCGAATCATAACGATGGTGGGTATACGCAATTGACAGAGGAAGGTTTAAAACGTTTTGTGCCTATTCCGATATATCAGGAGGTTCCAACAGGGGTCCCTAATTTCGAGGGGTTCGAAAGCGGGACGATTCCAGTAGTATGGGAAATCTACAGCAGTAGCGCCGTCAATGTGACGAATGCAGATAAGCGGAGTGGGAGTTATTGTTTACAATTTGGAAATGCGGCAGCAGGTTTTTTTGCGAGAACGATTAAGGAAATCACGAAAGACACGCAGATGAGTTTTTGGTATAAATCGCTTGCTAGCGCTAAATTTATCCTGGATGGGGTAGCATATACTCTTTCGAACACCAATGGGACGTGGACGCAGTTTACCATAAATGTCAAAAAAGGATTTCATGTTTTTCAATGGGAGAGCGGATATGAGAAAGATGCAGCATACGCACTTCGGCTTGATGACATAACTTTTGAAGCAAATCCAGTGCAGTATGTCGTTGTGGGTTATCAGCCGCAGGGATATGAATATAGTTATAGAACCTATGTGGGCACAGCTGCAACATACGGAAAATATTGGAGAAAAGAAGATATACAAAGTGTAGATATTTATGGCGACGAATCATCGATCCCGGATATATGGATACAACTTCCCGATGATTTTAAGGGTAAAAATTTTAATGTAATTTTGTCATTCCAAAACATAGATACGACGGCCGAAACATGGGCTGGAATAAGTAAATTAGAATTGAAGGTGCTGGAAATAGATTATGCCAACGCGAGATTCAAAGTTAGGGCTAGAGCACACGCATTCCAGAACTATTATTTTATGTGGAGTCTGCCGTCCATGGATCCTTCCTTGCAGGCAGGAGAATTTTATATGTGGGCAGGGTTCAATTTTATTTACATTGCAAGTTATTGAGGTGGGTAATGTGATTTTTATATATGAAAAATCAACTGGAGAAATAAGGTCTTTCTATAGTGGCCACATAAGTCAGATTCACAATTTCAATGATCCTAATTTGGCAGAAGCTTATTTCCCAGACGATCCAGAAGTTCTCAATAATCCTCACGAATACAAAGTTGTTGTTTATAATGGATTACCTATTACCTATCAAAAAAAGCCAGAATTGAAGTTATCGGTGGACAAAGAAGAAATTCTTGGCAATGGTGAAGATGTTGCAGTATTAAAAGCTGAAATAACAAATGTTCATCCATTAGAAGTAGACAGATATAAAGAAGCTAAAATCCGAATAAACGACAAAGAAATAGTGGTTGAAAATGGTGAGGAAATTGAGCTTGCTTCATATGGGCCGGACATATTCATTGAAGGTGATATGAATACTTTCAGAGGTGATACAATGAGAAGAAAAATTGTGGTTGGCAAAAAACCGCCACAAACAGAGCAAACAACAAATGATATTCAAAATCTGCAAGAAAAAATACAAAAGCTTGAAGAAAGAATTAATAAGCTTAGCACTGACGAGGCGAGGTGATTTCATGGCAAATACACCAAATTATAACCTAAAAAAAGTCGAATATACGGAAATAGCCGATATACCCGGGCATTTTAATGCCAATTTTGACACCATCGACACAGTGATGAAAAACAATGCGGATGCGGTGAAAGATGTCGAGGATGATCTTATTGCACATAAGGCCGAAGATGTGACACAAGGAAATACACCACATGGAATTATATACGAAGAGGGAACTTGGACACCTGCACTTTATAGTGCGGATACAGATGGAGAATTTTCACAAAATATAGGGACATATACACGAATTGGAAACAGGTGTTTTGTAGAATTCCAAATATCATTCACAACACCACCGACTGGAGATGTTTCTATTGCAATAACGGGCTTTCCTTTTCCTCGGGAATCGGGACAGCCCCAACTTGCATATGTATTTGCAGAAAACACTCCTTTGCGAGATGGTGATAGTTATTCTTGTGGCTTGTTCACCACTTCAGGAACATTCTATGCAAATTTCAGGTCAATATCAGCAGACGGCAATGCTAGAGGTATAAGATATAATGACATTACACAAGATTCTATTTTGAGAGGCAAATTCTCATATTTGATAAGGGAGTGAAAATATATGATTGAAAAAATAACTCTTGATATGCTGACAGAAAACAGCGTCAGTATCAAAAAACAAAAATATATTGTGCAAGATGGAACAGAATATCTAATTGGCCAGCCTTGGCGGCGTGCATACGTAAACTCAGAGAAAGGGAGGCAGCGTGTAGAAGAAGAAGTGCCTGAACCGTATAGAAGTGCTATTTTTGCGGTATGGGGCGATGAACCAACTGTTTCTGACGCAATAGACTTATATTGTGCAATAAATAATAACACCTAGCAGGGTGTATTATTTTTATACCCTGCTTCCCTAGCAATTTAGCCTCGGAGAAATCCGGGGCTTTTGTTTTGGAGGTGCGATATGGACGATGCAGTAATAAGAGTAAAGATAAAGGAGCACGACGAACTTTTGAAAGAGCACGGAAGAAGACTTGATAAAATCGAACAAGACAGCGCTGAGTTCCGTGTTCACATCAAAAACTTGTGTAAAAAAATAGATGAACTCACAGGATGGATCAAGGCCCTCGTATTAGCCATAATTGGCACATTCGGGGGCTTTGTAATTTGGTATATTCAATCATTGCCGAGGTAAGGAGGTGATAGCTTGAAAAAAGTATTTCTAGATGCTGGCCATGGAGGAAGAGACCCAGGAGCGGTCGGAAATGGTCTGCAAGAGAAAAACATTGTTTTGCCGGTGACTCTAAAAATAGGGGAGATTTTGAAACAACACGGTCTTGAAGTAGTATATAGCAGGACAACAGATACGTTCATCGAATTAAACGAAAGAGCCAACATGGCTAACAATGCAAAAGCAGATGTATTTGTATCTATACACTGCAATTCGGCTACTAACACATCCGCTAGGGGTGTAGAAACCTATAGTTATCCTGGAAGCACAGATGGCGGGAAGCTAGCAAAAGCAATACAAGATAGTGTCATCAATGCAAAGATATTTAGTCACAATAGAGGCACGAAAACGGCAAATTTTGCAGTATTAAGATTAACAAGGATGCCTGCTGCTTTAGTGGAATTAGGCTTTATTTCAAACAAACTAGATACAGAAATACAAAAAACCAAGCAAGAAGAAATGGCCGAGGCAGTAGCAAAGGGGATATTAAATTATCTTGGGATTAAATATGAGGGAAAAAGCCAGGTAAAGGTAAGAATTAAAGGTAAATTGCACTACATAGACGGTTTTATGAAAGATAATGTTAACTATGTAGCAATTAGACAAATTCTAGAGTCACTTGGGCATAAGGTAGGATGGGACAATGCCAAACAAGAAGTATTAGTTGACTAGGAAGTGATAAAATGAAATTTTCCAAGTGGATAGTTACTTTAGTTATCCTGCTTAATGCCACTTTTACAATAGCTGTGCTATATATCTTCTATCGGACTGGGCTGGAACCTGTGACGCTTATAGGTGCATGGTTTGGCTTCACCACCATGGAACTTTGGGCATTGGCCGGTATAAAAAAGCGGGAAATCGAAATACAAAATGACAGGGAGGAAGCATAATGTCATTCTGGAAGCAAAAACTGACTTCAAGAAAGTTCTGGGTAGCCGTGGCCAGCGCGGCTTTTATTATTTTGAGCGAAGGCCTCGGCCTAAACGTAGACCAAGACCTATACTGGAAAATAGTGACTCTTGCATTAGGATACATTTTCGGAGAAGCCGTTGTAGACATTGCGAGAACGAAGAATACGAATACCCCTGGTTGAGGCCGGGGGATTTTTTTTATTTTACAGGCTCCTTCGGGGGCCTTTTTTTTATTCCCTCACATATTCAGAATATTGCGGATTTATATGTATTTTCCATGAAAACGCTAAAAGCCTTGTAGGGCATGGGGTGTAGCAGTTAAAAGAATTTTATATAAATGTCATAAATGGGTTGACATTGTCAGACACACGTGTTATAATGTAATCAAGATAAGGAAAGGGGAATGAAAATGAAAATGTATAGGAAATACGATTTTAGGGAAATGCTTGCGGACATACGGAAAGTTTATCAAGTTCCTACAGGGAAAAAGCTCAATCTCGAGTTCTACGAGTTCGAAAAAGACAAAGGTCGCTGGCACATTCAAATCCGTGCCGGCAAAGGTGACGGCCTTGCTTCCGGGTACGATCCGGGGCAGGGGGAATGGTGGGCAATAGAGCAGTGGCTCAAGAATCCGGTTCCACCAGTGTTATTACCGTGGTAGGGCTCCGTCCTACCACGGTAAAGCCGCCTGCTGAGGCCCCTGAAATGGGGCCGAAATTGAAACTACCGCCGCCCGGGGCGGATAACAAATGCCGGGCATAAAAAAAATGGAGGGATAACGATGAAAGAAAACAACGTAAAAATAATAAATTGGGAGTACGGTGAGACTCCCGCTTGTTTCGAAATTATAGAAGAGGGGTATTTCACTCCTGAAGTGCCCCTGGACTGGTTCAGAATCAATGACCCGAAATTACCAGTCTTAAAGGAGGGCTGGACGTATCGGGTCACCCTCGATGGAAAGTTTTACCTTGTTCGTTCTCTGCCGGAGGCGAACAAGGTGATCCCTATCAAGATTAGGTTTGGTAGGGATCAAAAAAAATATCATATGGTGGCTGGAAGGCCACCATGTGATGAAATATGGTAAACCATTACAAAAAACTACTGCCAGCCGGGAGCGTATCCCGGCAAAAGAAAAATTTTAGGAGGAAAAAGAATAAAATAATAGAGGTGTAAAAATGACACAGCAAAGAGTTTCCATCAGGCTGCCCGGGGAACTTGCACGGGCGCTAGACGCATATTGCAAAGATAATTATTTAGACCGGTCAACGGTCATGCGGACGGCCCTGCTGCACTGGGGGCCGCTGCAAAAATATATAAAGGAGGCTAAGGAAGTGAAAAAGGATTTAGCCAGGGAAGTTGAAAACTTTTTGGAGGTTTTGAACCTCGGTATCGATTACGAGAGCTTCGAGTCAGGGGATGAGCTCGCCGACTATCTAGACGGGCTCAAAATCCCCGGTTTCGATGAGCCTATAAAAATTACGCAACTCCAAAGAGAGGGGTTGCGGGAGATTTACAAAGAGCGGTCATAACGGCCGCTTTTTTTTATTCGTCAAAAATACGTCAAAAATTTATTTCGCTTTCATTCATTTAAATGTTATTATTAAAAAGACAAAAACCCCGCAAAGCATTAATCTTGTGGGGTTTTTGATGTTTTTTCGAAATCAATTCCGGATAAAAAAAATATATTCATTATAGCTAAAAAAATGCCTAAAAACTATAAAAAATCAAGGTTTTTTGTTGCATCGTCAAAAAAACGTCAAAAAAATTAAGAAAATGCTTCGTTTACTTTTTGTGTTGCTGTACGTTCCATGTCCTTTGTAAAGTGCGAATAAGTTCTTATAACCGTTTCTACCGTATCCCCTACAAGCTTTGCTATTGTTTCGTAATCTGCACCTTCTGCAAGAAGTCTAGTAACATAAGTATGCCGCAAATCATGAATTGAATTATTGAATCCTAGCCGCTTAAATTTTTGTGCAAGCCTAATGCAAGTATTTTGAGTATTTCTATCAGGAAATATTCTTTTGTCTATATATTTTACATTTTTTTGCAAATAATTCTTCAGAGGCTCAACTATTGATTCGGGAATCGGCACTGTTCGGTTTGAATTTTTTGATTTAACCGAGCCCAATCCAAAATTCCCATCCTTCAGCCTCTTGAATTGTTTATTTACGGTTACTTTTAGATTTTTCAGATCTATGTCATGTTCTTGTAGGCCCAGAATTTCTCCTATTCTGAGCCCACAATGTGAGGCAAGCAAACAGATGATGTAATCCTTTTCAGGATACATCTTTTTTAATAATAAATCCAGTTCGGATTTTGTTAGTGCCTTTACCTTTTTCTCATCTTTATCTATTGGGATTATAATATCTTCGTTTTTAATTGGATTCTCGGCAATAATTCTATAAGGTTTTGATGCCGCTTTATTAAAGACAGTAGTAATCTTTCCTTTGAAGTCTTTTATTGTTCTCGGATGCAGACCTGCTTGTACCATTTTGTCTATGCAATTTTGAATATGAAACCCCGTTATTTTCTCTAACTCTATATTGTTTAAATCCTCAAACCATTTTAAAGCTTGTTCATAGGCTCTTTTAGTATTAGCCTCTCTATGCAGCTCTATATGGTTTAAAAACAAATCCTTAAACTCACCAAAAGTAATCTCCTTGTATCTGTTGTTTAAATTTAAAGCATATTGTTTTTTTAGACTATCAATGATTGTTTCAGCATGCCTTTTTGCATCCCTTTGCCTCTTGAATCCCTGCTTCGATTTTTGTCTCCATTTCCCATCATGGTCCTTATAACTAACTATAACCTGAATGCCACCATCTTTTTCCCTGTATATGACATTGTATTGCAAATACATACCCATTCCCCTCTTTTTTAATATGTTTTAAGGGCCATGACTACCCGGCCCTGGATCCTGACATCATCTTTTTCCAGGTCATACATAATCGGTTGATACACTGGATTTGTAGACATTGGAATAAGAGTCACCATGTTCCTGTTAAAGACAACTTTTTTGATTGTTGCTTCTTCTGCATCAACCAGGACTACACCAAGCTGTCCATTTTCTATGCAGTCAGTTTTTTCAACCAAGACCCAGGTTCCATCAGGGAATTCTAAGTTCATACTGTCTCCTTTGACTTTTAAAAGGTAATAGTCTTTATTAGGATCTAGAAAGCACATATCTATAGGCATATAGCCTTCAATATGCTCTTCTGCCATCACTGGCACACCTGCTGCTACTTTTCCCACCATTGGCACCATGCGAACTTTTTCAAGTTTATGCATGGAAGATATATCAATATTGTTGTCAGGTTTAGGTTTTTCATGCCTTATAGTTTTTGCTAGATGTTCAATTAATGTTGTTGATATCTTATTTTGAATTTCAGAACCAAGTTTATCTAAAACATCAGCGTCGTTTAAGTCAATACCTGCTTTTTTAGCCTCTTTTGCGATATTGTCGATAATAAATTTGTCAGCATCTTCTTGAATCAAATCACCTATATGCACATCTAACGCATTAGCAATTTTAGCTAAAACTTCATAACTAGGATTCTTCCTTTTCCCATTCTCGATTTGTGACAGATAAGGACCGGAGATTCCTATCATACAAGCTAACTCATTAACTCCTAAACCTTTTTTCTCTCGCAATTTACGTATTACTTCACCTATCACTTTAAACACCTCTTTATAATGTTATCTATTAGCTAACATTATAAACTATAGGCTAATCAAAGTCAATTAATTTTTCTAGAAAACTTATGTAATTTTTAGCATTGTAGAGATATTCGACTATAATCGTTAGCTGTCAGCAATATACGACATTGCAATAACTGACAGCAAATAGTAGAATATAACTGACAGCTAATATAAGGGGTGAGAAAAATTAACAGAATACGTTTTTACAGGGAACAAAAAAACATGGGCCTAAATGAATTTGCAAAAAAAGTTAACATAGCCCCTCCTTACCTTTCGCAGCTAGAAAGAGGTGTGAGAACCAACCCTTCTAAAGAGGTTATGGAAAGGATTTCCAATGCTTTAGAAAAGACGGTTCAGGAAGTATTCTTTCCTGAAGAAAAGAAGGAGGGAAGAAAATGCGTGACCGGTTAGTGCAAAAATGCAGAGAGAGTGTAGTTTTTTCTTGGTGCCTGGTTATTCTTGGGATTGTTTTTATGTTACTTATTGTAAAAATTTAGAGGGGAGGCAAACAATGAAAGACCTAGATTATCTGTCAAAAAACGAGATGTATTCCCTGCTTATGCACTTACGACGGGGAACCAAATATCCGGTTGCTAAACAGGTGTATGAGAACACACTAAAATTCTTTGACGACAAATGCCCCGGGTGTAATGCTCCGAACGAAAAAAGTCGTATTGTAAGAGTATTTAAGGAAGGAGCTGACTTTGACATCGTGACTTATATCTGCTCTAAATGCAGCACCGTATATAGAAAATATGAGGACACGAGAGAGTATATTCAGGGGGACTTGCTGGAGGCGATGCAGTGACACAGTTACTCACGCAACAAGATCTTGCTCAACGATGGCAGGTTAGTGTCAGGGCCATTGAAAATTGGCGAAAAGAAGGCATATTGGAGCCCTGTAAAGGAGTGCCAGTAATACGGTTTTCTGAAGACTACATAGCAAAGCTTGAAGGGGTAGAACTTAAAAAGACATCTCCTTTGCAAGTGAGAAAGCTTGAAATAGAAATAAAGCGGCTTCGTCAAGAAAACGAAGAACTGAAACGCACATTGGCTAGAATATCGGCTGAGGCATCAAAGGTGTACATTATGGAGAAAGAGGAAGTTTCATAAAAAACTTAATGGTTGGTAGAAAGAATGACAAGTCAAAGGAGGTGAGAAAGTGACAAGGGAAGAGCTGGAAGAGCAAATAGCCGCAGTCTCAAGAGACATCGACATTTGCAACCGCAAGATTGCTGAGGTGTTCGAACTCACAAAAGAAAGAGACCGGCTGCGGGAAAGACTCAACGAGCTGACTCAATGGTATGTTGGCGAATGCTTCAGGGGCAGAGTTACTTCGGATGTGAAGCAGTGCATATTCGCCTACAATGGCAAAGCAAAAGACCTTCTCAAAGAACTCCGGGGCGAGTTTGAGAAGGCCCCACAAAAACATTTCTAGCTCTATTCTAGCATAGCTGGGATGGAGAATCAAGAGGGCGGCGGTGTAGTGTAGGCTCACTCTGAAAACCGGGGAGAGCCGATTCGAATCCGCCCCGCCCTAACAAAATTATCTTAGGAGAGGTTCCATGAGTATAGGACAATATCTGCGGCCAAGATTCAAGCGGCCAAGTATAACAATAAAAGACAATGAAATATATCTACAGTGCGACTACATATACAAAGACATTGCAAAGAGTATCATTGGCCGCAGATGGGACAAGGATACTAAAAGCTGGGTATATCCCCTGTCGCTTGAGATTGTGAAGCAGATACATAAAAAGTTTCCCGATGTAGAAGCGGACCTAGTCGCATCAATGACGATTCAAGACATGGTTGCAAAAGCTGATAATGTTCAAAAAGCAAAGCTCAAGGGTTGGGAAGATGCTACACCTATCAAGCCTATACCTGTCAAAGTCAAACCGTTTCAGCATCAGGTATTAGGTTACAACATTGGCATCTCAATACCGTCTTCAGCCTTACTGATGGAGATGGGCACAGGTAAAAGCTTGACGGCAATGGCCGTATCCGGCAGGAGATATTTGGACGGTGAAATACAAAAACTCCTCATCGTCTGCCCTACATCGATTATGTTTGTGTGGCAGGATGAATTTGAGAAGTTCGCAGACTTCCCGTATTCGCTTTTAGTATTGAATGGGCCAGTCAAAAAACGTATCCAATTATTGCAGGATTTTCAAGGCCCGGGCCTGCAGGTCGTAGTAATCAACTACGAGGCTACCTGGCGAATGGAAGACGAGCTTAAAAAGTGGGCTCCGGACATGATTATATGTGATGAAAGTCAGCGGATTAAAACACCATCGGCACAGCAGTCAAAGTGTATGCATAGACTCGGTAAAATTGCAAAATACAAGATGATTCTCACGGGGACACCTGTAACTCAGGGCCCGCTCGACTTTTTCTCGCAATACAAGTTTCTTGACCCGGGGATTTTTGGCAACAGCTACTACGCTTTTCGGGCAAGATATGCGGTTATGGGTGGATTTGAAGGACGGCAGGTAATATCATATCAGAACTTACCGGAATTAATTGAAAAAGCGCATAGTATAGCATTCAGGGTTACCAAAGCAGAAACATTGGACCTACCGGATCAGATTGACACAATCAGGTATTGCGAACTTGAACCGAAGGCTCAAAGAATGTATGAACAAATGAGAAAAGAGTGTGTTGCTGAACTCTCGGATGAAAAGACCGTTACTGCTGCTAATGTTTTGGCCAAGCTGCTCAGGCTTCAGCAAATCACAGGTGGATTCCTGGGGGATGGAGAAGCAGTTCAAAAAGTCAGTAATGCTAAGCTATCGGTGTTGAAAGAAATCTTAGAAGATGTCGTTATTGATGCCGGAAAGAAGTTGGTTATATTTGCAAGGTTCCGGCCGGAAATTGCGGCAATAGAGAAATTGCTCCAAGATATGCAAATTAAATATGAATGCATTCATGGAGACATAGATATGTCAGAGCGAGGCCAGAAAGTCAAAGCATTCCAAACAGATCCAGAAGTAAAGGTATTCATCGCTCAATTGCAAACGGCGGGTCTTGGTATCACTCTCACGGCGGCGGATACGGCGGTATTCTATAGTTTAGATTTCAGTTTTTCGAATTACGACCAAGCGAAAGCACGTTTGCACCGAATTGGCCAGAAAAACAACGTTACGAACATTCACATCATCGCCAAAAACACGGTAGACGTCAAGGTCATGAAGGCCCTGGCGGCCAAGAAGAACCTGGCCGATTTAGTGGTAGATGGTTGGAGGAACGTGTTTGAAAAATAAAATGAGGGGGTTTAATAATGAATTCCTTTGAAGAACAAATTAAACGGATTATTGAGGAAAGTTCGGAAGATATTAAAAGTCAGGTCAAAGAACAACTTAAAAAGCAGGTTATTGAGAGCTTAAGTTGGAATCTGCGTGACGAGGTAAGCAGAATCACTAAGGACTATATTCAAGAAAACCTTAAACAAGAGATAGAGCAGATCCTTATCGAAAACAAAGAGACAATGCTCCAGGAAATTAGAGATGCCATGATTAAAATTTCTGCCGAAATAGGAATGGCAATAACCAACACAGCTACCCAAAATTTAAGCAGAGCTTATGTTTTGCCACAGATAATAAAAGCTCTCTTTGATTAGGAGGAGTGAGTTTGAACATAACAAAAGCCGAGATGCTCCATTTCGTAAAGCAAATGGAAGACATAGCAATGCTAGCATTCGAAGGCAAGGTTGCAAGGAAAGACCTTGAGGACCAATTCCAAATTATCCGCGAGAATATCGAAAGGTGGGAAGATGATGCAGACAATATTTGAGCTCGCAGCGAAGCTGAAAACGCTGCGGGAAGAAAAGAAAGAGTTAGAAGAAAAACTCAAAGTCATCGAAACAGAAATCGAAGAAACGGAAAACCAGCTATCTCAAGAAATGATAAACAGCGAAGTCCAAAACTTCAATAAAGACGGAACAACTTTCTACCTACAGACAAAAACCTACGCCAGCATACGACCCGAATTCAAACAGCAAGTATACGACTGGCTCAAGACCAATGGATTTGAGAGCCTAGTGTATGAGACGGTCAACGCTCAAAGATTTTCCGCTTTCGTGAAGGAGCTCCTGGAAGAAGAAGACGAACTTCCCAGGGAGCTCAAGGATAAAGTCAATGTGTTTGAAAAAATCACTGTCGGCGTCAGAAAGAGCCGATAAAAACTGGAGAGGAGAATGTGCATGAGTAAAAACGAAATTGTTGTTGTCAATGATTTTCAGGTGCCAGCAGTGGCGGATATGGGTGCACTATTTCAGGAGGAAATGCAGGGATTAACTTTTGATTTTGACCGGGTAAAAATTCCTACTGGCGGAGGCCTTGCATTTGAAGTGCCCGGTGATGATGAGGATAACCCTGATATGGAAAAGGAAATTGTAGGTGTAATTGTGGACCATCACCCCGTCAATGCCTTTTGGGCAGACAAGTATTCAGGGCAAAACAATCCACCTACCTGCTCAAGTTTAGACGGCTCAAAGGGGATTGACATTGAGACGGGAGAGATTAAACCGTGTAATTCTTGCCCATATAATGTTTTTGGCAGTGCGGAAGACGGCAGGGGCAAGGCCTGCAAAAAC